GACTAACATAATGACCCATATGAGCCATATGAGCCAAATCTTCTTTACAATTAAAAATAACCTTTGTGAGAAGATTTAGTCTATTAGAATATGGAGTTTCATCTTTACCTTCAATGAATTTTTCATATGGTATCATATCCCATAGAGTAGCTCTGATATTTAGAGCTTCTTGTTCTGTACAGGTACCCTTAACACATTTATTTAAGATACCATTGCCAGTTTGTCTATCAAGAACTCCACCTGAAGAATCAACGACCAACAATTCACCATCAAATACTACATCCCTACCTTGAGCCATATACAAAAATGGCAATTTAAATACTTCATTGGGAATATGAATTTCCCTACCATTACGTGAACGGAATTCAACAATTCCGGCTTTAACGATAGCGTTCATGCGCATGCCATCTGATTTCAGCTGAACATAAGCTGGGAATGTAAGTTTATCAATTAGTTTTTGGTCAAAAGCTGAAGCAAGCATACATGGGTAATCGGCAATAAAGTTTGGCCAAATTTTATTTACAGTTGATTCAGACACACCGCATTTCAAATCTTTACCAATAATACGCTTGATGACTTCAGCATCGTCCGGACTAACTGCTGACAGCAGATTAGCCAACATCTCAATTGCTGCATTGCCAGTCAGCTCTCGATTAGACAAAAGATCAAGTCTTTGCATTGCTTCCCACAAATCAACATCTGCAGGATTAGGCTTGTATGATGGAATCTTGCGAATGTAAAATTGAGTAAAAGGATCCAACGCAAGAAAGACAGCCTGCTTTAGAAGCAAGTTGTCTTGATGTTGTTTTAAGAAGTCAATCTTAAAATTACGACTATTATTTGATGCTAATGTTTCAAAAATTTGATTAATATTCATAACTAATTAAAATCTATCATTTCGTAAATAGAAAAAACTTCATCATATGTCACATTATATCGTTTTGCTATATGCTGAAGTTCATTTTTGAATTGTTCTTTAGTTTCAAATCCATGATGAATTGCTTCTTGCAAATCATCTTGAATTCTTACTTCTAAATCACTAAAATAACCCATAATATACACCTCCAGTGTTAGCCAACAATACAAAAGCCACGGAAGTGGGCACCGTAGGCGATAGCCTTTTCACCAACAAAAACAGGAAAGAATCGACCGTTCTTTTCAGTAATAAACCAACGAAGTTCTGCTAGATCTTCCGGATGGAATTTCTTAATTTAATTACTGCTGCTTCTGCATTCTTTTCAGTTGCGTATGTTTTAACTGGTGTGATTTCGAATTTCATAATATAACTCCTTCTCAATTAATCAATCTATGAATACATTATATATCATAAATTAATTAAAGTAAACAACTATTTTACACACAGTCTAAAAATGCCGAGACCCACAATTCAATATCTTGTGTATCTGGATTGGGTAAAGGGATTTGTTGATGGGTTTCTTGTGTTTGAGTTTGTAACTCTAGGCTGTCGTCCATATAAACCTTAATTTTGTTAAGAAATGGATTGAAAAATTTTGTTCTTCAATCCATATTATTTATATTAGACGTTGCCGGATGCTAAAACAATTCCAGAAAAAATGCGAATATGTTCTTTTACCACTTGTGGATTTGGTGTAGCAACAGCTGCGATTGCCGAATGCCAGAGGGTAATTTGACCATCAGATTGTGGCATGAATGGAGCAAAACCAACAGAAACACCTCCATCAGTTTGATGATATACCAAGGAAACGGCTTCATCAATCATTGTTACCGAATCGCCAACAGAAATTTCCTTTGCTACGATTTCTTCACCAGAAACCAACTTATACAATACAATATTACTCATGAGATTTTCCTATTATAAAATCAATAAAATTAAAAGCTTCATTAGGATGATAAAACGTCCTAATCTCCATTTTTTCCAAATCAATCAAATGACTGGCAATTAGTAATATTTGCCCATTCATAACTGATATTTTAATGAACCAGTCACCCCGACGAACTGTTTGCAGGGTGACCAGATTCTTTGTAATCTTTATGTTATCCATAAAGACTATTTATTGTGAATTGTCCTCCTGTTCAGTCCTAGTCATATGTTCCCTAACAAGCTTGATTGCCTTATTCAGATTCACACATACATGTTGCTCACCATCAAGCTCGACAAGATATCCGCCATTGACCTGATTAATTGCTGCATAATGATTTTCGCTCATATTTTACCTCATTCTGTTAAAAGTTGTTTATTTGAGACTCCACCAATTTCAATTTTAATTGGTTTCTTTTCTTCTGGAATTTCATTTTCCAATACTACTCGAAGAATTCCATCCACATATTCAGCATCAATTACCTTAATAGTATTAATTAATTTCATCTTCTTAGTAAAAGACCTGGTTCCAATACCTTTATGGATATAATCAATCTTATCATCCTGGTCTTTCTTAAGCCCAGTGATAATCAAATATCCATCATGGACAGACACATCAAGTTCATCTTTTGAGAAACCAGCCGTGGCTAATTCTACAATGTATTGATTATCTTTCTTAAAGATATTGTGTGGTGGAAATGTTGAAGTTGGTTTAGATGAAGTCAACATCCTATCCAACTCTTTGAAAGCTTCATCAAAACCTAAAGTGTTATGAAGCAGAGGACCAAATGAAAAATTACCTAGTGTCATATTTTTCTCCTTTTTAAAAGCAAGATTGTTTATGAAAATATCTCCCCGAAGGCAAGATAGTACCAGTTACCGAATCTGGTGTTGACGTTTCGTCTCAACGGCTCTTCAATTCACGTACTCATTTATTTTACTTCGCATCGTAACCCGAAGTTCTCGCATGCAAACTTGGGAGTTAACGAGTTCCCGCTCGATTAACGGTCCTAACGTTAATTCTTTATTATATTTATATTCTCTGGCGAGAAATATCCACACTATTAGTTGTTTGTTACTTGATATGGTGTATCCCAATTACCTACTTTAATATCGTATTAGTATGCTACATTAAAATAGTCGGTTGTAATATCACCTTAAGCTGATTTTACAATTAATTACTACATTAATACTTATGTGAACTCTCCAAAAACCACTAATTAAAAGTATTAAAGTTTAGTAATTAAAGGTATTAATTATTCGGCCTGTGCTTGTGCTGCTACTTGAGCATCGCCTTGTTTCTTAATCTTACCAATGAGATTGGCAATTTCAACAAATGGATGTTTACCCAAAGAAGCCAAAATTGTATTTACTTCAGATACAGTCAATTCAAGTTTAATGGTTTGTTCCATACATTACCTTTCATAGTTAAAAATTATTATCGCTTGTTGCCAATTTGATACTTAGGTACCAATTCCCACTCATGTTTCTCTTTAAAAGAAACAATTTTAATTTGAGAAAGAACGCTATTCGTGTCAACGTTAATAGGTTTTGCCAATTTAACTAAACCCCAATCCTGTAGAAGATTGGCAATTGCATTTCTACGTTCAATATCATTCATACTGATATCAGAAGGTTTGCCGTCAATAGCAAAAAGTTCTTTGAAGTGAGTTAAGTAATATCTACCTTGTTTATGTAAAATATGACAAGACTGATATAGTTTTTTATCCTTACGGGATGCAACACCAATACGTGTCAAAGTTTCTCTAATCTTCAAAAAGTCATCTGGCTCTTTCAGAATAATTTCCAACATTGATTCTGGAGTCCAGTCATAATACACTTGCTCAGTCATGATTTCCCACCTTTATACATTTTTTCTTCTATGGTTTTAATTTGTTCATCAGTTAAAAGACTTGCAGCTTCAATAGCTTTAGCCTCACTATATTTATAACAGTCCATTAACAACCGAATCGTATCTGTGGTAGGTTCTTTTTTAGCCCACTTACTAAATCGTTTACGTTTAGTTACACCATAGAATAAAAAATCATATTGTAATCTATTATCAAGAAACGAATAACCATTTGTTTGATTTGCATACATGATAGTGTCAGGAAAATAACTTAATCCTCGATTTACCATAAATGCAGGATATTGGTTTTCAAGTTCTGGGTTATCTTCAAAAATATGTTTCTTATCAAAATTAATAGAATTTAATACATCAAACGGACTCATTACCAAATACCTTCTTCAAATTATCAGGTCTACCTGAAAATGTATTATTCGGATAGTTAACCGAAAGAATCTTTGCAATTTCTTCCAAAGTCCTACCTTGTGCTAGATATTTATTATCTTTCTCGTCATAGGCATATACCATATCAGCAGCGTCTTCATATCTCTCAAATACCACAATTATATGATTAGGTGAAGAATCAGCTTCTTCAACCATAATGTCTTGCATTTTCTCCAAAAGATAATTAGTAACTAACTTATAATATACAGCATGAAGTTTCCATCCAACCAAAAAAGCTATCACACCAACAATAATATACTCAATCATAACAAACCCTATTGGAATTTACAATCACGCATAATTTCAGTCAGACAAGCCATCGTGTTGATTTCTTGGTCGACAACAAATGCTGCTTTATATTGGTACCCGGCAAGAATCAAAATCAATTCAGGAATACTAGATGGTTCCATAACAGATGATGAATAATCATAAAGATTTCTAAATAGGAAAGAAGATTCTACATCAGAATTCTTACCAACCCACTTACGCACTTCCGTGAAATTCTTATCACGCAGCAGTTTGACCAATTCCTTAAAAGATTCCTCCGATAAATTGACGAGAATACCAGCATCGATCCTACCAGAAGCGGCATAGCGTTGAAGTTCATTAAGAACTCTTCGATAATCCGGGAAGTGTTTGGTGATTAGTTCAGCAACAACCTTCTGTTCAAACTCAACATTTTCATTCTTAAGAATTTCAATTGCTCGTTTGAAAAACTCTGCCGCTAGTTTTGGTTTATCTTTAGATTCGAT